ACTTCCACACCCTGTTCTTCTAAATGTTCTTTCAACTCCGCTTTTGTCGCATTCTCCATCCAGTTTTCCTCTTTTACAATCGTTTCTACTGGTTTTGGTTCTTCTTTCGGAATCGCATGTGCTTCTATCACATAACCAGGTATGTGTAATTCCTGAATCTCCACGGGTGTATACGCAAATGTTGGCTCAATCTCTGCCCGTCTGTCATGCATATCTTTGATACTTTCCGCTACTGCGAACCTGTCAATACTTCCTAATGTTAAACGAAATACTTTTGCCAATCTGGTTCACGCTCCTATTCTAAATGAAATGTGGGTACTGACTTTTCTTCTTTCTGGGCTTTCACCATCTTCACTTCCCCCTGCTTGTATTCCGCAAAGGATGGTGCTTGGATACGATCATATAACTCTTTTCGTTCTTGTTTCCACACATCACGTTCTTTCTCGTGTACGTGTTCTATTTTGTATGCAAATGCACCTAGAAAGATAATAACCGCGACCAATACAAAAAAGACAACATACGTCATTGTAGTTGTCCTCCTTTCCTTCGCCCTCTTGATAGTCTAATCATGTGGCGATGTACTTTTTCTTCTAGTGTCACTGGCTCTTTTGGAACGAACTTTTCATTCGCATGATAATAGATAAATCGGTTTAATGCTTGTGACATTGCATCCACTTGATCCAATCTTGTTACGAAACGGTTCGCGATTCCGTTCCTTCTTACAGTTTCCTGCAAGCTCAGACTATATCTTAACGGTTTCCCGTTCCCTGCTTTTCGAGACGCTTGCCCCTACTCTACTCACTAAAACAGACACTACTGCTGGTATCTGATTTGCTTTCGATAGTCGTTGAACACCTACACCTCTTAACGGCGCACATGCTGCTGATTGCCCAATCCTCTTCATTTTTCACATTCACGTTTATCATTCCTGATTACGTTGTAGTTCAAGAGGCTCTAAGGGATTTCCAGCAATTAACAGGATTTTGAAACGACACAAGTTTATCGTTCTTACCTTGTGGAAAAGATGCACATTCTTCCACAAAATCATGTACCCAAGGAGCTTGCCTCGGTAAATATACATTTCCTGATTCAATGTAGGGGGAGACTGCATTTACACGCGCAACTTTCCCGCCTTGTGGATTCACTGGAATCATACCGCCTATTTCATTTTTTAGCATCGAAATAATCGCGGGACCATTTGCTTTATCCTCCACTAGTTTGGCATGGGCTTTCGGATGTTTTCGTACCATATTGCGAATGGCTTGTAGGGTAGTCGGAAAGTTCATACGTGCCTTGAGATTATCAATTAAATACATATCCGCACCGTTTTTCCCCCACACCTGAATACACACAAAGTCACTGTCTGCTTCATCCTTAAACGTTGCATCAATACTCATAATCGTATGAACCATCTTCGGCAGCGTATCATAATATTGCCACCACGCACGTTTCAATAGATTTCCTTCAGCAGCCGTTGGTCTCCCTTGATACAGCGAGTTAAAGCTACTCGGATATCGTTTCCGTTCTTGAATAAACTCCAGTCCGTATCGTTCTGGCCACAGCGGTGCTCCTACTTCCCGTCCTATCACATCGTCTTCCTCGGCTTCCAGTGGAAGATTATAGACTTGCCACGGTAACGGCTTCCCGTATTCTTCGCTGAGCAACCTACCTTGTAAATCGTCTTCATGCCATCTTGTGAGAATCAAAATAACAATCGCACCTGGGTGTAAACGAGTGGAAAAAGAATCAATCCATTCATCCCATATTTTCCCGCGATGCGTTTCACTATCCGCTTCCTCACGATTCTTAATCGGGTCATCGATAATCATTAAGTCCGCACCCATACCCGTGATACCGGATAATACACCACGTGAGATCATGCCACCTATTTCATTATCCAGTAACCACTCATCATGCGCCGAGCTTTCTTTTGATATATGGATGTTGAACAAATCCGCACCATACTGTTTCACCTTTTCTTTATTCTTCTTGCCGAAACGACGAGCGAATGTATCACTATAACTTATCTCAATCACTCTATCCTCTGGAAAGTTCCCCAAATAATACGATGGTAAGGTCTCCGTAATGGTCATCGATTTACTATGACGCGGTGGCATATTAATAGCAATGTATTGGTTCGTGGTTGGGATCTCGCCTGCATTCATTTGTTTCTTTTTATCAATCGCTTCTTGAATGACACGACCAACAAACTCACTATGCGGTGCTTTCTTATATCTGCCTTCATGCACATAACACACATACTCATAGTAATCACGACGAGCTATTTCCCTTTGTATCTCCTCCACTGTCGGTAGGCTTGGTAAGGATTGACTCAATTTGTTTCAACTCCTCTACAGACAGGTTACGTAAGTCCTTCCTTTCTACAACGGTTTGTTTCATTTCACCGCTATGATCAATCTCACGTCGGTCACGCCACACAGTTGGCTTTCGATTCTTAAGCCAAAAGATAATGGCTGTTGTATCAGGTGGTACTTGTCGTTTCACTCGTTTGGTTTCTATGCTTTGCAACTCACCGTCCACCTTCTCCCTTTCCACAGTGACTTCTTCATAGGTGTAACCTGTCGCTCGCTTAAATAATGCATTCTCTACTTCACGATCTGATACTTCTTTTCCTTTTGCTAGTGCTTGTATAATGAGTGGATGCCGATTCTTCCAATTGCTCAGCGTGGAACGACTCACACCCATGTTATGGGCAATCTGTTCTTCTACCAGTCCATCACGTGCCCATCCTTCTATTTTTAGTAACCCTTCTTTTGTCAGCCAAGGGCTCGCCTTCCCTTTCCCCATATGTATCACCTCACTAAAAATAAAAAAGCAGCAAATATTTTGCTACTTTAACTGTGTGTTATTCGCTTCGTATTCTCTTATATAACGGTATAAAGTCGCTCTTGCTACATTAAACATCTCACATACTTCCACTTTTGTTTTACCAGCTTCCAGCATTTCCATCATACCTTCAATCTGTTGTGGTGTATGAGCTTTCTTTCTACCGCCTTCTCTTCCTCTTGCCTTTGCTGCAGCCACACCGCTTACCACACGTTCATTAATTACCTCTCGTTCCATTTCAGCCATCGCACCGAATATATGGAATAAAAACCTGCCCATCGTTGTCGAGGTGTCAATCCCATCTTTCATCGATACAAAGTGAATCCCTTTTTCATGAAACTCTTGGAGCAAGTTCACAAGCTGATGCATCGTTCTTCCTAAACGATCTAACTTGTAGACAACCAATGTGTCACCTTTTCGAAGCTTTCCAAGAAGGGATTGAAGCTCAACCCTATCTTTTTTCGCTCCACTTTCCTTTTCTGTGACGATTTCTTCACACCCAAACTGCTTTAATTCATCCCATTGCATATCTACATTTTGGTTTCTTGTTGAAACACGCGCATATCCAAATATCATAAAACCATCACCCTTTATCTTTGATGGTTTCATTGTATCAATTTCATGTATCGAAATCAATAGTTTTTAACACATAGTTTTGATACACAGAGAACGTTGCTATTAGGCTCTATGTCTGAATGTCTCATAATCTGTAGTTTGTGAGACACTCTATTCATTGAGAATGATGCTTCCATCCAGCTAAAGTAGCTTGAATACATGCTTTTTCTTCCTTATCAACCTGCGTTAGCAGTTTATCAATTACTCCACTATCCGTGTGAGCTACCAAAAAAGCTGCGATTTTTGTCATACCATTCACATAAGCAGTCGCATCTTCACTTTTCCCATTCATTTGCATAGAAAACGTAACATTGGTATGCAACATTCTCATCTCACCACTTTTCTTTTTTAGATGTATACGTTGTCCACTGCACTTACAGATAGGAGCCCTACATACTTGTACCGCTTTGTAACAAGTCTTCAATGCCCTTTGTTAGCAAGTACTGTTCTATTTCTTTAGGAAGAACAATATCCTCTGGGATTTTATTGTTGGTAATTACATAGATTAAAAAGTCCTTCACCGTATTTTCGTCCTCATTTGAAAGCATTCCAATCCTTAACTTCAATTCCATTTCATGTTGTTTTCTCCGTATTATACAAGCAAGTTCACACAGTTCTTGGTAAATCTCATTCTTTTTATTCGTAAGAATGGTTTGTTCGATTAGGCTCAATTTTTCCATATTCATCACAAGTCCCTCCTGGCAATTAGAATAACATTGTAACTTTTTTACCATCCGTTTCATCTGTTTTACTTCTTCGCATGTAACGAATACGCTTGTACTAAGACAATAACCCTCGAAATATCGGCTTCACATGTTCAAAGTATCGAAATGTAGGTACTTGCTTATGGCTATATCTCGACTTGTCCAAGACTTCCATTCCATATTCGTCTGTTTTCAGATTGTGCTTATTGGCAATCCTGCCTATCAGGTTCGCTGAAACACCTAACTCTTCCCCGATTTCACCTGCCGTATACGTCTTACGTACCTCTGGTAAAGAAAGAAGCATTTCACCTGTTACAATTCGGGTAGCATGTGCCACTAAGGATTGCTTCGCCTCCGCTGAAAGAGATTCTTTGAATGTTTCCGCCGCTTTCAAGAGTAGATTGGCTTGTCTTGTTTTGGCATTCAACAGTCTTGCCTGCGCATTTGTTTCCTTTGTTGCATCTATCTGTACAACAGAAACTCGATCTTGTTTGTTCTCTGCTCGTAATTGAAAATATCCATCTACAAATTGGTCATATAATTCCCATGCTGTGTCATCCTCGAGGATTTTTAGCAGTTTAGCGTATCCTCGTTCAGATAAAAGGTATATGTTTTTTGAATTAGCAATTGCTTGCTTTGTGAATCCAAGTTGCCCTAAACTCGGTCCGCCAAACGGACTCACTTTTAAATCGACGATATCCATACCATCTTTAAATCGTGAACGGTTTTCGTTAATTCGCAAATTAATATGTTTGACTTCTTTCTCGTGAATCTCCGCAATCTCTTTTACCAACATCGCTTTCTTACCTTCGCCAAACCCACCTTCAATTCCAGTAAACTCATATCCCGCTACCATTTGTTTCCCGATGATTTGTAAGTGGCTCATTTCGCTTCCTCCTTGTAAAGTAAGAAAAGCACCCACTATGGATGCTTTCTCACCATTCCCTATATAGTTCGACTCGGTCTACGCGTTCGTACAGAAGTAACTTGTTGCACAGAAACAATATGTTCTGGGTTTATTACAATGTCATCAAAGCGTATCAGTCCTTCCCTAAAACTTCCATCTGGCGCAACCACTTTGTCTAAAAAACTCTCCAACTTCATATGTAAGATATGCGTTTTCCCATTTACCAAGCTCACATGTGTGGCAAATATTTTTTCCATACGATCACCATCCTCTCCCTATTGATATTGTGTTCCAACAGATATTATAACTGCTTGCTATAAATAACACGACCACGATACCATCTAGAACCGTGGTCGAATATATCATTTCCCTTGGTCTTTTCGTCCTATCGCGGGTTCCTACCGCCCATGCCCGTTCTTCGGTAACGTTTTGATAATGGGGCCCACTCACATCACTTCATATGATGGCGGATACGCTATCCCCACAGCCTCCTGTCTTCTATACAGTAACTGTAGAAATATCGTACCTCCGATTCCAACTCAAAAAGGTACCCGATTTAGTGCCCCAAACAGTACCCCAAAAGTTCCATTTTTTTAAATTAGCTCCGCTCACCAACATATGTATTTCGCATAAACTAACAAGCAAAGACTCACTATTTTTGGGAGGTATTATATTGAAAAG